GTAAATGAGAAAGACACTACCCAGACCTGTTCGAGTTGCGGCTTAAAGCCCGATTCGAGGCCGAAAGGTATCGCAGGACTTGGAATAAGAGAATGGACTTGTGATAGCTGTGGTGAGCATCACGACCGCGATATTAACGCGGCAAAGAACATTCTCGCGGTCGGACATGGCCGTCTTGCAGAAGGAATCCCCGTCCTTTCCGCCTAAAGGCGGCAAACCGTAGGTTTGAGGGCGGGGTGGATGTCAAAGGGAAGCCTTATGTTAAGCAACATAATCTATAACTCATTGTGTATTGGAGCCATAATTACTTTGTGG